ATGCTGGGAGGGGCGTGAACCGCCAGCTCCCCCACCTTGGGGATGCTGGGAGGGGCGTGAACCGCCAGCTCCCCCACCTTGGGGATGCTGGGAGGGGTGATGCCATCCTGTCCGCATTCATGGAGCTGGCGGACCGGCTACGGAATGTCCGTGTGTGCTGTGGCGACTGGACTCGCGTTATGGGCGATTCGGTGACAATCAAACACGGCATCACGGGCGTTTTCCTTGATCCTCCCTATGCGGACACCGCAGACCGGCAGGAAGACCTCTACAGCGTCGATTCATCCACTGTGGCCCACGACGTTCGGGAATGGGCCATTGCCAACGGTGACAACCCGCTTCTTCGTATCGCGCTTTGTGGATACCAGGGCGAGCACGAACTCCCCAACGGGTGGACGTGCCTGGAATGGAAGGCGCGTGGAGGGTATGGATCCCAGGGAGAAACCAGGGGGCGCGATAACGCCAGTAAGGAGCGGATCTGGTTCAGTCGCCATTGCATCCAGCCATCTAAAGAGGCATCCCATCAACCGCTTTTTAATCAGATCGACCTCGCTGGTTGATCTTGTCCAGGAGAGTGACCCTTGAATGACTGCGATCCTTCAACCCTTAAACGGACTCTGGAACATCATCTGGAGGATGCCGAGCGCTGGGCGCAGAACTTGCCTGACGGCGATTCCATGCAGATGATCGGGTGGCGTCCGACTGCTGCCGTGCTGGCGAATCAGGTCCGCATCATGGCAGCGCGAATCCGAGTCTTGGAGTCCGAACTAAATAGGTCCCGGGCAAGGGAGCGCCCATCGTCGCCCTTCCCAGATGCCCACCTCCCCTACAACTCGAAACCGTAACTGTCCACAACCAAGCCAATCGAAAGGAACGAAATGGGAAACGGATATTGGATCTTGATCTGGGACGGATAGGGAGCTGGGCTCAACATGCTGAACCCTCGCATCTACGCCAATTTTGCGGGGAGTAACTGGTTCCCGTGTGACTGCGTTCCGTGCGATGAGGCGGCGCGAGACATCCACGGGCTGCACGAAGAGAAGTTCGTCCGCGTCATTTCCTAATCCTGTCCATCCACATGACCCTTCCAACCCTGGAGAACATATGTGCCAGTTCCTTTCCGCTATCGTGACCATCGAGAAGCACCCGAAGGTGCTCTGCCTCGACCTCAAAAACCACAACGAAACCATCCAACTCCTCAACCGCAAAGCGGAGACCTACCGAGAATTCGAGTGGACCCGCGAGGATTCCGGAGAATCCCTGGATATCCGCTGTCTTCCTGAAGAGGACCGCAGCGAATTCAAAAGCGCCATCCTGGCCCAGTTCCCCACCCGCAAGGATTGCTTGATTGAGTGCATCCGCCAGATGTCTGAGAATGGCAGGGAACTCGATTTCGACCTCCGCGGCTGCGACCTGAAGGGCATCACCCTGCCCACGGGCGTTCGAGCCATCAAGTAATCCTGTCCATCCCCATGACCCTTCCACCCTGTAGAACGACAATGAACGAACGGAAAGTTATTGCTCGTGGGTCTATCGGACCCGTCTCCTGGCGTGTTGAGGAGTCTGCCTTCACTCCGGGTAAATACCTCGTTTCGGCTGTTGTCATAAGGTCCGACAACAATGTTGTCGATGGCACCGAATGGGGAGCCATCGAGCGGGCGAAGAGCCTCGCCCGTGGCATCGTCAACCAATTAACGCAGCCCGAATGAGGCTGTCCATCTGCAAGACCCATTCATAGGAGCCCCGCCATGGGCTGGAAGGCAGTCAAAGATCACTACAAAATCGGGCACATTGTTCAGGTCACAGAAGCACGAAACCGGGCAGACGAAAAGTGAGCTAGAACCGCGCTAGATCTATTTCCCAACCCATCCCGTGCCCCCAGTCCCCGACTCCTTGATATACAGGCACGTCCCTGCGCCTCCATCTGTCCGATGGAACACTGATCCCACAGCAGCGGTGACAGCACCCTCCGGGGATCCTGTTCCCCACTTCTCAATCGGGCCGTCTGTGGTGGATAGGAACTTGAAATATCCGCTCTTCCAGTAGGACGCTCTTGTGCTAAGTGAGAACCAGTCCCACGCCCCAGCGGTGATAGTGCTGCCAGCAGGAGCGGAGAAATAGTTGGCGTTGGCCGTTACTCCTGTCGTTTGCTCTTCGGCATAGTATCCGGCAACACATGCATGGGTTGCCGATGCGCCTTTTACGGAGTTTTTAGCCCAATGCGCGACCGCGAGCCAATAGGTCTGGACGGTATCCGCCGACTTGAATACTGAAACAGTTTGAGCGTTAATCATTCCATTAGCGACGGTGTGTGTCACGTCATGCAGAGCACCCATGTTAGTAGTGGCATCAGCGATGCCAGATACATTCCATCTACTAGTTGTAGGAGTGGATGCGGATCCAAAGCTCAGATGATCCTTCCTGCCCAGAAGTCCATTAGCACCACCAGGAGTTGGCCAGAAGACTTCTGTTGTAGTATCGATTTCATTCCCTACGAAATTACCCGCGAATACAGTGCCAATAATAGTTATATATCCATTACTACCAACTGTGTGAATCCCATACCCACCACTAGCAACGATGGCGGAAATTGACCCGCCAATGAACGTAGTGTTGTTTGTGTTTTCAAGAATAACACCATGGGGAGAACCTGCGGTCGCAAAAAGAAGGTATGCGTTAATAACGGTCCCTTGCGCTCCATTTTTTACGTGCATCCCAGCAGTTGCGTTTCTTTCCGCTCCACATGCAGTAAATGTAACACATATTCCACCATCAACGACATAGCCGTATTGCGAGTTGCTATCGCAAGCGCAAGAAACCAAAGAACAATAATTCGCCTGTTCCAGGTAGTAACCTATGGCGCACTGGTTTGCATAGCAGTTTTGGAAAGTAGTGCTTGTTGTCTGCGTATTTTGGCCAAGTATTTCCTTGGTATACTGAAGATGAAAACCATTACTTACGCATGCAGACACATCTACGTTCTTGAATGTCGACCATATTGCCGCCCCAATGCGAACACCTTGATACGTTCCGACGATCAGACAGTTTTCAATGGAAACACCTATAGACTGATTTGATGCATCTCCAAAAAAAAGATCGATTGCAGCACCGTTTGTTGGTGTAACCGTGCTTGCTTGCCATATTGAAAGATCTTTGATTACAATTTCGTCCTGAACATCTCTTCCAGCGTCTTGATACTGGAAAACACTACCAGTCCCATAATTGATGATTTGGGTTGATTCTCGTCCCTGCCCTACAATTCTTACGCCTCTTTTCAAAACAATAGGGCTTGTGACCTTATACATTCCTGCCGGTAAAACAATTGTCCCTCCGTTAGAAAATCCTCGAGGTGAAAGGATACCTGTATTAGCATAGTTTAGATGAAGCTTGCCAATTGCATCCTGTATTGCCCCTGTTACATCATAGCCCAAATATCCGGCTTTAACATCCGCTATCTGGAAAGAAGAAAAGCTATTGAATACGGTGTTAACCGCAGAACTTAATAGGTATTCCTGACCAACGTTGATATTATCCTTCGGGTAATTTTGTATTTGTGCTCCATCGGAATCTGTCAAATTAAATTTATATGACACGGTTGGGTCGACAAAAATTGTGCACTCGCCATTTGAATCCAAAACGATAGGATTCGTGTTTTCAGTTCCAATTGAATCCGCATATGTTGCAGATGGCGTACTGGTCCCAGCAATGAAGGTTGAAAGAAGACCCCCAGCCAGGGGTGAACCATCCGAAGCAGTGAACTTGAGCACAGGAACAGGCGTTAGCATATAGGGCATATTTTACTCCTGGTTTACTGGAGGATGCCAAGAGGCATGGATGGAGGGTTCGTGTTGTCTTCAGCGACCTTGGTTGTATTACTGCTAGGTGTAATATTTTTTGGCGTCTCTTCTGCAACTGAAGCGCCTATTACCTTTGGTAATTGCTCTTCAACTAGTTTTTGCAGTGCAGAAGAACCCATTTTCTCGGTGGATGCCGCTAAGAGAAGATTTTTACCCACAGTTGTTGTGAACAAATTTTTAGCAAGTAATGCTATCCCATATTGCCCCGCTGCCGGGGCGAGCGCTGAAGGGTGACCCATTGCAGCACCAACTAAGCCTCCACCTACCTCTGTAGCCATCATGTGAGGTATCAACGATCTCCCATTAGCTGATGCTTGATTGAATGCAGCGCTTCCGCTTATGGCTTTCATGAGCTTAGAGAACCCATCAAGTTGCCAGGCATCTTCCCCGCTGAAAATAGCGCCTTTTGCCCCTCGGTATGCCGTCATCTGATTTGAAAAAACATCTGGGCTAAAGTTGCCACTCTTCGTTGCTTCATCCATTGCTCGACTAACAAGCCCAACGCGTACAGCGGCCTGGCCTTTTGGATCTAGCATGCTGTAAAATTCTGAAGCCCTATCCTTTAGATCTCCCTTCAGGATAAACTTTTGAAAAACTTCATCAGGAGGAGCGTTTCTTAGTGCGTTTACAATCGCTTTATCTTTGTATGGAACAACATTTTGAACATAGAATTGATCCGCGCTCTTCCTTGCTTGTGCAAATTTACCACCATTATACTCGGCGAAATCCTGCATATCTTTTTCGACGGCACTTTGGAGTTGGCCTAGTGCTGCGGATGATTCATTCCCCACGAGCTGCCCTGCACCCATTTGAGAATCAGATTTCATACTTCTAAGGGCAGATCGAAGCCGTGAAAATCCTGAGTATGTCAAATCCTTCTGAGATTTTGTATAATTAAGATCGTTTTCCAAAGAATCAAGATACCCGAGCAAGGCTTTATTTTGCCCCTCACTTCCAACGGTTTGTGTCAGACCCTGCTTCAAATCGTTGACCTTTTGTAGTGTCTGAGGGAACGGCATGCGGGTCTTGGGTGCTAATTGCTCCGCTTGCGAGTAAAGAGCATCTGATTGAATCTTATTTTGAAAAACTTTCAATCCTCCAGATGTCTGTAGAATTGTTGACCAATCCCCACTCCCATCCGCCTTATTGATTGCGCTAAGGACCGCCTGTGCCTCTTTTGCCCTTGGCCCTGATCCTTTTGCCTGCGATACAACTTCGTCTAATCCTTGCCACCCTTTTTCCTTCATAGCTTCATTCAAATCACCAAGAACACCTTTAGCGGCTTGTGCTGCCTCTTGTTTCTGACCTTTGAGCCATGAATTCATACCTGTAAATGGAGTGTCATTAGCAAAAGCCTCCATCTTTCGACTTCCATATCCTTCATCCGCCGCGCTAGTTCTGACTCCAAACCTTTCCCCAAGATCCCTAATTTCATTTACTGCAGGAGATGTTTCCTTAGACAAAGCCGAAGCTATTCTTTGAGCAATCGGAACCGCGATCTTTTCAAGACCTACTTGAACAACTGGAGTGGCAATACCTGCTACATTTGCAGCTTGAGCACGTTCTTTTATATCGCCTGGAGTTGACATAAACGCTGTTCCCATCGCAGGGAGAGCATTAGCGCCAATCCTTGCCGCGATGCCAGATCCCGCCGATACTTCGGGCTGGCCCATCATCATGGCAAGTGTCACGGGGATAGCCTCTCCAATTACTTGGTTAGCCTTTGTCGCAATGCCCCCATCTTTAGCCTGTTGCGCCATCTCTTCTCGCCTGGCCTGGAATCCTTGTCTCTGTTGGCTGGCCCAGTCATTCGCTCCCAGTTTTTCTGCAGCCCATGCCACAGGCTCCCCTATGGCGGCATCTGCTACTTTAGAAACGCCCTGCTGCAAGTCTCGTCCAAGATTGGCTAACGGGTTGACGATGTTCTTTTGTGCCCATCCTGGTTCTGATGGAGCATCTGGGGCTTTCTGCCATGATTTAGCGCTTTGATCCCACCTATACCACCCGGACGCATCCACGCCCCGTTGCTGCCCGTTCTGCTGTGGGTTGATATAAACCGCGTTATCCTGGGGTCTTAGGGTAGCTTGGGATCCGTTGGAGAGGGTATAGGGCTTCGTCTGTTTCTGCCAGTCGGCAAGTTGGGGCGATTGTTCCTGGTGTTCCAATGGAGCAGATTCCCAGGGAGATGCTTCTGAAACTTGATGTTCTGCGGGTGCGGATTCCCAGGGGTTCGGCATTATGGCTTCCTCCCTATACTTCCATCCTTTGCCCTGTAATAGGATCCAGATGGGACGGCATCATAACTAGCCTTATCCGAGACAGGTATAGCCATTGAAGGGCTAGAACCGTTAGGCTTGCCTGAAATCCTGCCTTTAATATCTGAGATGGTTTGGTCCATAAAATGGTGCCGATTGGCGGCATCCTGCTTTAGGACATTGATTGCAGCAATGTATTGTCCGAGTGTTGCGCTTTCGGGTAGCAGTTTTGAGGCTTCCTGACGGGCGTGATCGCTCAGAACTCCAGAAAATGAGCCACTGTTTATCTTTGCGAATTCAGGCACGATTGTTTGAAGTGCGGTATTTGCGGCGGCTTGTGCTTCACTCCCGAACGCCCCGGATGCGACTTTTCGTAAAGGAGCATTCAACGCGGGAGATCCGCTATCAATGATGTTCTTAGCCTTTTCCAGGAATACATCAGAGTTTGCCAGAGCCGTCTTTTCGAAGGTAACAAGCTGGTCATGCCGCTTCTGTGCATCCTTGAGAGAAGACTGGTTTGAGGCATAATCGGCTTTTGCACCCGCCAAATCAGTCGTTTTACCTTCCGCCTTATCTGCCGCAGCTGCTGCGTTGATGATTTCAGCACGAAGCCCTGGCATCCTGGCGCTTAAGTCAGAGTCGAGAACACCTGTTTTTCGGTATTTGTCAACCAGCATTGCTTTGGCTTCTGGTGTGAGGGTTGTATTAGCGCCCATCATGATCGCTGACGCTGCTGGAATAGGCTTAAGCCCTGGGATCTGTCGGGCCTCACCAGTTCCGGTAATCTGGAACATTCCAGGCTTGCCGTCAGGGCCAAGGGCGGGATGTATCCCGGCACCCTTTTCCGCTTTGATCTTCTCCAGCTCTTGCGCTTCCCTCGCCTTCTGCATTTCAATCCAGTTGTTAGCCTGGGCTTCATACATGTTCAGACTATCAGGGGTATATTTCCCCTTCAGATCGGGATATCCCATCTGGGTAACAGACATATCCCATGCTGCGGGAGGATTAGGATGCTGACGAATGATCGGGGCTACCTTTGCAATATCTTGGGACTCTTGCGTAGCTTTTGCCCTCTGTTCATTCGTCATCTGCATGTCAGCGATGGCCATGTTTTTTTTCATCTGAGCCTGCTCTAGGTCACTTTTTGACCACTGCTGTTGGAGCTGTGCCGCAAGCATTGGGTTAGCATGCCCAGACAGGTTGCGAAGCGTAGCCTGCCGGTCCACGGACCCATCAGGATTGACGACCATGGCCTTTCGAAGGGCCTGGTCGTCTTGCATCCTTTGGCTATTCTGTTGGTATTGCAGCCCCTCATTCATGAGGTTCATCTGGGCATTGGCATATTTGTAGCTAGGCTCGTTAGCCGGTGCCCCTGCAAAAAACATCCCCCAATCTGCCATCACTTACCTCCCGTTGCAGCAGAAAATCCGCCCCCGCTGAAGTAGGCGTTCCAATCGCCTGCAGCTCGTGCGTCTTGCGTCTGCCAGTTCCGATAAGTCCCTAGGGATGCAGCAGCATTAGCTTGCCCCTGGTCAATCTGCTGGTTGGCCAAGGCGTTTCCATAGCTATTGCTGTATCCAGCCTGTTGGCCGGCCGCATTTTCTCCCATGCTGGCGATGCCCATCAAACGGTTGAATTGGTTCCCATATTCAGTGCTTGCAAGGCCCTGGGAGTAGTTTGTGAGGTCTTTAAGATGACCCCCACTGAGAAGCTGCCCTCTTGCCGCTGCTGACCGCTCAAGAGCCTGCTGCCCCTGCTGCATCCGCCAGGCATAGCTAGGATCAGAAGACGAGAAAGAGTAAGGCGTGTTGGTCGCCCCATCGGTTCCAGAAGTTGGAGTTCCTGTATTAGAACCCATTCCACCAGTTGTCGGGCCGTCCCCATAGGCTGCAGGGGTTGTATTCGGGGTTATCTTTATTGCGCCGTGACCATTGTCAAACAGTCCTAGCGAGAGTGTATTCTGCCCGCTCTTATTCGGTGTCTGGTTTGGGTTCGCGCCGGGTGACCATGAGTTATAGTTCCCGCCCGTCATTGCATTGGCGCGGGCCAAGGCATCCACTCCAGTTTGAGAATAGGGCTGAAGATATTGCTGAGTCTGGCCATATTGCTGCGTCCTGGTTCCAGCCGCGTTCTCATATCCCTGGTTTGTATATCCACGGGCATTCGCATACGCCTGATTACCTTCTACCGCTTCAAGCCCAGCAGAAACTGAATCGATCGTTGAGCCCCAAGGATTCCCACCACCACCGCCCATATCACACCTCCAAAGGCCTAGAAACGCCTAAAATAAAAAGGTCCTGAAGCTTCCCGTCTTTTCCCCAGGAGTCTTTGTTGACCCCGCAAAACTCCATCCCAGACTTGATCGCGAACTGGACAGCTTTTGAGTTGAGTGAAGGGATAGTGGTGAAAATTCGCCACGCACCCGCCTTCCACATCCATGCCCTAGCTTCTTTCGTTGCCACTAAGGCTTTCTCACCCCACAATTCAGGCAGAATTCGTGTATGGACTTCCCAAAGGACAGCATTTTGGCGGACGAAAAGGAATAAACCCCGGAATTCACCATCTTCAAACACGCCCAGGTAAATAAGCCCAGGATGAATCACTGGTTCGAAATCTTCAGGTTTACCAGCTGCATCATCCGTAGCTGCGGCCCAAATCTTCGGATGCGTCATCGCCTGACGAATCAGGTCAACATCGAAGATTCTTCCAACTGTGATCATTAGGCGATCTCCACAGCCGTTCCACGAAAGGACACCGCAGACCCCGCATCAGATAGAAGCTGGAGCGTAGTCCCTGCCACCATGCTTTGGCATATATCCGGAAGCGGTATCGAATCTCCAGCCGCAATCGCACGGGCATTAACAACCATGTTTGCAGCCCCTGCCGTGCCATTAGTAGGGACCAAATAAGCCGTGATCGTCCTAGGGGATGCGCTGGTGTTGCATGCCCAAGCGCTATTGATTTTGGCGGTAAGGTTAGTAGGGCATGTGTAGTAAGTGACCGCCGCATTCGTAATCAGAGACGTTGGGGAGATTTCTTTCAGTTTTGTTGACATTTTACACCCTAAGAAATAATTGCCCTGTCAGCCACACGACGCCAATTCGTGCCATCAGAAAAAGCGGGCGTTGCGCCTCCTGATTCGTTAGAAACGTAGATCATTCCCCTTGTCCAAGAAGCTGCAGCCGGAACAGTGGATACCGTGAAACTTGGAAGCACTGGAGGGTTAACAAACTGGATATTGTCTCCATGCATCTCGGATAACCACAGATCTGAAATACCCATCTTTGAGGCAGATGCTCCGTTGTAATTCATAATAAACACTGGGGATATAAATGTTGTTCCATACGGGAAAAGCGATACCGTTCCTGCCCCTGCCGTGTCATACCCGCCGCCTATATACCCGTCGAATTTAGTCCAAGAAGACGTTGGAGTAATTCCATTCGCAGAACAGTATTTATAGGTTCCAAGATTGGCGTTTGCATTGGCAACAGAAGTCCCAGCCGGGAACACGTTAACACTGGTGGCTATATATTTGTGACCGTTCGCAACGGTAGGAACCACGATATTATTTGCAGCTTTCGTGGTGCTAGCCGACCATGATGCCTCTCCGCCTGCAGGTACACCGTTTTCAGTCCATAGGATATTCCCGTCGTAGACCGTGCCTCCGCCGCTGGTGGGCCAAGTGGGCTCAGAAGCGCCCGTCCTATGCGTTGCCGGAATTATCGTCGCGGGCCATGCTTCAGTCAGCGTGATTGTGTTCCCGCTGATTCCAGAGGTTGACCAAGTTCCATTGGTGCTGTAGTTTGCATAATTTTTGCTGGTGATGCGACTGTATGTGTAATCTGGATATGTGAAGCCAAGTGAATTCTGGTACCCATAGATGACGATATGGCGGTACCCGGCATAAATGCTTGTGGACCAGTTCACGGCACTAGTTAGACTGATCGTCGTATCGCCAGGCTTCAGTGGAGCGGAAAGGGTTGTATTGGTGCTCGCCACTCGCACGTAATAGACGGAATCGATGGAATTTCCGTCGACATCATACGGGACAACACCCGCAAAAAAGGTTTTACTAGCATCTACTAAGAGTTTTACCCATCCGGAAAGGCGATAGGTTCTTGTTATATCGACGGGGATCAACTCTGAACTGATACCGGCCACATAACTCGTAGCTGTGAACATTCCTAATCCGCCGTGAAGGTCGGTTTGATCGAATGTAAGTGATGGGAAGTTGTAATTCGTGAGGATGGAACCTTGCCCATTGGTCAGAAGGTTCATCCCTCTGGATAATGCGTAGGCTCTACTGATCGCGCTGGAATTGGCCGAAGGTGCGATGGGAATCACCGGAGCCGTTCCTGTGAATGTCGGGCTGGCCGTGGGTGCCTTCGCGTTCCATGTCGCTGCGCTTGCGATGTAAGCATCTGCTATAGCAGTACTATGCCAAACTCCCGTGGTAATCGTGCCCACGGTGGCGATATTCGAGGTTCCTACCCAGGTGGAAAGCGCCGTGTTTTCGACGTTTGAGAGTCCAATATCTGACTTACTGGGAGTCGAATAAGACAGGTTCCCAGATCCGTCATTCTTCAACCAACCGGAAGCGTTGGCCAGATTACCGAACGTGGTAAGGATCGTAAACGCGGCCTGTTTCGCGTTCCATGTGGCCGCACTGGAAATATACGAATCGCCAATCGCGGATCCGTGCCACGTCCCGGTTGTGATTGTTCCAAGCGTTGTGATATTTGTGCTGCCAACCCATGTGGATAAACGTGTATTTTCCACATTCCCTAGGCCTATCTCGCCATTGGTTGGCGTTGATAAGACGTGGACAAGCGTTTCCAGCTCATCCAGTTGCATCCTAATCATGGAAACTTCGTCAGATCCGCCCAAAGCCAAAAGTTTTTCAAGGCTGGAAACATCCTGCGATTCGCTGCCTCCCAATTTTTGCCACCCTTTTTGGAACCAAATGGACCAAGAACGGGTTACCGATCCATTTAGATCAACCATAGGCGATGAAATAGGGGGAGGCTGCATCGTCACAGTCGCGATAGAAGCTCGCTGTTGTTCATTCGCGACTTGTGATGTTTGTGTAGAACTTTGAAGCGAAGGTCCAGATTGCCCACCCTGATATTGATATGCGCTTCGATCTACCGAAACGGATCCATTCTCATTTACTATCTGGAGTAGGGGGCGCATCAACTCACCCCCATTCGAAGATCGAGAGAGGCACCAGTCACGGCAAATGGAACCGGGTCAGTCATTCTGATTTTATAGACTAAATCCCTACCGCTGCCACACATTCTCCAGATGGCGCGGCTCTTAAATGCTCCTATTTTACCAATAGGCTTCCATCGCTCAGGCCCCCATGTATACCCTCCATCCACCGAGATAGAGAGCATCATCTGCGGGTTTTGTCCCTGCCCTAAGCTTGTCCCGACCCCCGTTTCTATCAGAACTTCGAAACGATCAATAAAAACACGGCGCATTTCATTGATTAGGTGACTGGCCGTTCGCTCACGAACCAGGACATCCCCATTCAGATCATTCGTATCCTTGTCTAGGATATAGATATTCCCGTTGTCTTTGTCCCCACAAATAACGTCTTGAGTAGCATTTGTATACCAAACACCACGGAAACGATCGAACTGGCCATCAACCAAATCACAACGCTCGTGCCATTCTTTTGTGGCTAGGTCATAAACCCACTGGGAAGAAGCATCCGACATCTGAAGGCAGAAAAAGTAATGACCATCTTGGGTATATGAATAAGCCTGAATCGAAGACAGATCCGCAGTTTTATTAATTGCCTGCTCAACGGCATGCGATGAAATACGAACAGGTTCATACCCATTAGCAACAGCCACATTACCTTTGTCTGTAACCCACATCATGGATGTTCCCACTTTGGCTATTGCATGAGGACCAGCACATCCAACCTCTGAATAAGCACCATCTACACGAGAAAACGGAAAATCAGAGTTTCCAGAGTTCCAGTAAACCTCTATCGTCTTAGCTCCGAAAAGCCAAACAAGATGCCTGTAAGAGATGATCGAAATCAGATTATCCGGATTCCCTTCGGCTGTTCCATAGTCAAGCCCATTCCAGGAAAGACCATCATAAAGTGCTGAAATAGCAAATTGCCCAGTTCCAGAGTTGTTAACCAGGAAATACCCATCCTGGAAAATAACCACATCTGCCTTTGTAAAGTTTTCGTTTGTTATTTCAGTGAAATCACCTGATATTAATGTATATATCCAGCCGGATTCACCATCTACGATCATTAGTTGAGTCCCATTGTCTGCAAAACTAACAGGACCGTAATATGTTCCAATCGTTCCAATGGATGCATATGTATAACTTGCTGTGACCATGTAAACTTTATTTCCACTCGCAACAAACACTACGCCTGTTGAGGCCGTATAAATACCTCGAATTGGGCCAGTTCCTAGAGTTGTTGCAAGTTTTAGACCATAGATAGATCGCAGAACCTTCACTGCTCCATCTGGGCCATTACCTGATTCTATGATCTCATTGAAACAGTTCACAGCCCTCTCACACGCTGCCTTTTTGTAGGCAAGCGGGTAAGTAGGACCCGTGAACCCAGGATAGAGCATTTACTTTCTCTTCTTCGTGGGGAATCGCTTCATAGCCGCTCGGTTGCCTTCAAATCGGAAACAGATCCTTCTTTCAATCCCTTCTTTTTGTCCTGCTTATCGTCATAGGACTTTGCTTTCTTGGAAGCATTTTTCTTGATCCCAATTTCCTTAGCCATATATGGCCTCCTTAATCAACGACATAACCCTTGGATCTAATCGCCTGTTCGGTCGGGCCGTTCCCATATCCGCACATGGATGAATCACACTGAATCGTTTCAACAACAAGGTTTTGAGACCTGATGAGGTCTTTTCCAGCCTGTGCAGCCTTCATTACGGTTGGTGCAGGTTGAGTCCCATACATAGATGAACAATTGCAAGCCAGATTGTTCACGATTGCTTCTTCATATCCTGGAGGAAGCGAAATGGTATCAGAGAGATTAGTTAGGATCTGCAAGGCCGAAGGGACATATAAAACTAGCGATGCAGACGCAGTAGGAATGGGCCAAACATCGATGGTGTTTTGCGGATAGTCCCCTCTTGGATGAATTTGCACCGGGAAATTGCTCTGGATTGACTTGATCGTGACGCCTTGCCACTCCTGATCACTCAAAATGTCCACAGGAATCTCAAGGGTCGGGGCCGATGCGGTTGGAATGACACTAGCGCGATCGATCCAGATTGGCCTTGTAGCGTTGAAATCTCCTCCCGGGCCAAGCGTATAGCTGGCCTTGCCAATGGTGAGGGGATATACATTCCGGCTGAATGTATAGACCATCAGCCCTTCCGTGCTCCACGAATCAAGCATGGACTTTAGACGGCGAAACATCTTCTTAGCGATATTCGCATCTAAAGACTCCGTGACATCCAGAGCGCCCAAGAGAAGAGCGGAATCCTCTAGAAGATCAAGAACGGTGCTCATTGGTGCACCTTGGGCTTCCTGCCTGGCTTCTTCCTCTCAGGCTTAGTGTCTTCTTTCTGCTTCTCTTCTTGCTTTTCGATGTCAAAAGCCGCCGGAGTATCCGCCCAATCATCACCGAGCGCTTCGCATTCGGCTTCAGAGTGGATCAATACCGATTCACCGTGTTTGCTATGACGCCAGCATGGGAATACGCCGAAATTAAGCATCAACCGAGACAAAACGCCCTCCTTTCAGCGCTTCGAACGTGGCATCAGCTAGAACCAAATAAACGCGCCGCATCTCCTCCCAGTCCTCTTGCGATGGAGAATGGCCACGCTGGATCCAGTGACTCCAGATTCTGGGGTAAAGAGGAAGGAAATGGCCTGCTCGGATACCAAGGGATACCGTTTCTGAACCGGTATGGATGCGGAGCCTGCCTAAACGCTCGGGGATATATCCAATCCGAGAGCATTTGGCCACGTTGAGCCAGAACGCCCAGTCTGCCCACTCCTTGAATTGCAGAGATTCCATCCAGAACGCCGGGAACATGCCCCGCCTGGTCATCGCAGACGGCATTGGGATGACGTTGTGTCGGAACAGGCTCGAGAACGTCACTTCGCCATCGACCACGCCATCATTCTGGGGGCCGAAGGGTTCTCCATCTGGATTGATCACCGTGACGGGCGAGAACACGCACCCCATTTCTGGGTTTGCGTCCAACATGGAAGCCTTAGCTGCAAGATTCCAGGTCTCCATCACATCGTCATCGGTCCACAGCACGAAGTAATCGCCTGTGGACTGATTGAATAGGAATTCCCAGGGGTGTGCGTTCTTCTCGAACCTGAAAACGCTCACCCGTGGGTCATTGATCGTGCTCAGAAAGTCGCCAGTCTCCCGCTCTGACCCGTTATCCAGAATCAGCAGTTCGAAGTCCACCCCTTCTTGCAAAAGGACGGACGCCACGGATTCAGCCAGCATCTTGGGCCGGTTGAAGGTCGGGAGGAAAACGGAGACTTTGGCCATTAGTAGGTAGAACCACCAACGATGAACCCGGCAGCAACAAGCGTGGCTCGAAGTGCGTTCACCTCAGCAATCAGGGCGTCGCCCTTGGCCTTGGTGCTGAACCCGAACGGGTTCGAGTTGGTGATGGTGTCGGTGAATACAGCCTGATCCGCACTTGCCAGCGGAAGATTGCCGGTCACGGTTACAGTCTGAGGAGTCCCAGCCATGATGTTTTTCCTTTCTCGGATGGGTTATGGGTTAGCCGACGACGCGAGCCGCGAAGCCCATACGACCGAGGGCAACACCGCGCATGACATCTAGACGCCAGAGCTTTTCGTCAGAGCGTCCGTCCGTGTACTGGTAGCAACGCACGCTCAGGTTCATGTCAGGCAACTTCAAGCGGGCGCAGTTCTCGCCCATGTCGGGAAGCATCGCGGACGCGAAGATCAGACCGTCGGGATGCAGAACGAGGGATTCCTGCGCGACGGCACCGGAAGCGTAGAAGGGGCGAACGCGGGCGGACGCCTGGGGAAGCGCGTCGATGTTTTGGAAAGGGCCGGACAAAACGGCGGGTTCCGTATTCACGATGGTCATCGTGGAGCTGGACGACTGCACCGTAGTCTTCACGCACCACTGCTTGGGAATTCCGGTGCTCTTTTTGGTCACGGGGTCCACAGAGTAGACGCCATCCACGGTATAGGCATCACCAGCGTTCATGATCGACTCAGCGGGAGATGTGCCCCACGTAGTAGTCACGAACTGATTGGCACCATCAGCCGTAGATCCAGACATCACGGGTGAGCCAGTCCACACGCCAGCAACATGCGTCTGCGCGTTTCGGTCGGTGCTCCACTTCATACCAGCTGCATAGCCCATATTGCCTTCGCTATACTGCTTGCTGATCTCGGAGACGGGATTGAAGAGTGTGGAACTGCCATCGATGACGGAAGCCATCGCCAACTCGTGCAGAATGGCACCATGCTGGCCATCCTTCGGCACACCTCCCACCAGATGGGTCAGTGCCTTGGCTTTAGCAAAGGCGCTGGTCTTGCTGGGGAGCGTATTGGTGACGCCCGTTCCACAGATGATTGGGATGGTCTTGACGAGCGCCCACAGTTCATAATCAAGCTGCGAGACCACTGTGGAGATACGAGGACGGATGATCTGCTGGAGATCATCGATGTTGAGGGCTAGTTCTGCGCTGCTGACCACGAAATCCGTTCCGCCCTGCTGGACGGTTACTGGGATATAGGCGTCCTGGATCGCGCCAGGCTGCGCGACCTTGCCCTCACGCCAGGTTCCGTAGCCAGGGATGCGGATATTCCGCGTGGCCCCGGCCTGTGCCGTCCCGTCCTGTGCAAATTCTTTGTCATCGCGCCGGACGTTCTTCAGAAGGGTTCCGTTTCCCTCGATTACCGCAGCCGCCGCCATGGTAATCTTTACTGCATTAGTGTAAGTATTCGTTGCCATTATTCTTCTCCGGGCCGGTATTTATCCGGCAAAGGAGGCAAGCTACTGCACGACCACGTAGGATTCAGACCTATGAGCCTTCGGAACCACGGGCGAAACCGAAGTCAGAGGGGCCACAGGCGCAGGCGCTTGCGTTGTTCTTGGTTTGGGTGGTTCGGGCTTCGCAGGTGCTGAAAGACTGATTTTCAGAGCACCCAATTCAAAGGCCGCGTCGTCTATAGACATGCGGTTGATTTCCCGCTGTTTTTCGGGGTGCGTCAGAAGGTAATGCACCACTTCCACAGGGACTTTCGGGCCACAGATCAGATCAGCGATGGGCTTGGGCGGGATCTCGGCAGTCTGGAAAAGGGCTTCAAAGTTATCATACTTGCCCTTTCCTTCCTCAACCTTTTGTTCCCAAACACCGCGCCGTGCCTGCTGGATTCGCTGGTTTTCCTGGGCCTTCATCTCCTGCCTGATTTCCCAACGTGCCACAGCCTTCGTGTAGGTCATAAAATCAGGGAAATCATCCTGGTTCGGTTCGCGCTCTTCAGTTGCCTGAATTGGAACTTCGGGAACTTGCGGCTTGTTCTCCCGCATCTCCCGCAGAAGCTTGTTTTCAGTCTCAAGGCGGATCCGCTCTTCCCGCTCGCGCTGCAGGGCTTCGCGCGCCCTCTGGGAACCCGTCTTTTTCTTCTCGTCCTTCTCGGAAGGGTCTTCATTCGCTCCTTCAGCCAACTCCTCAGAGCCAGCTTCAAGCCCTTCTTCCCCCTCGGTTTCGGTCGAAGTTTCAACAGGTGTTTCAGTGGGTGCAGCTTCCTGCGTCGGTGGCACGACTTCCGGTTCCGGAGGTGCACCAAATACTTCGTAGCGGTCTTCCAAGTTCATACTTCCTCCGTGCCAGCGGTAGCGCCAGCGCTCATTTGAGCCCCATTCGCACCGGCAGGAGATCCGCCAGCGCTGTTTTGATCTGAATTCATCATTTGTTCAAAAATCTCCTGGCTTCGGTCTGCTTCGGCCATCGTTGCCGTAAGATCGTGGTCTAAGACCGCCTGCATATCTCCGCTTGCGATCTTCGCCCTTGCGACTTCAACCTGAGTTTTTGCGTTTAGTTCAGCGATGTATTTTTTGAGTTCCAGCTCCGCTCGGTCTTTGTCGAACTGGTCATGAACCGCATGCAGTTCAGAGGTGAGCAGCTGAATCATCTGCATCTGATGTTGAATCTGCTGCTGCACTTCGGGCGGGATCTGAGGCTGGTTCTCGTTCTGCTTTTTGAACTGGGGCGGCTGGACGCGCTCAGCCAGTTCTTTTGCTTCGGGGAAATCGAGCTGTCGAACCAAAATATCCGCGCCCAGCTGCTGCACTGTGGGAAGCATCTTGGCTAGGTTGGTCAGTGCATCAGCGTTTTCCTGCCTCTTGGTGGCATAGGACGGTCCGGAGTCTACATCGACATCATATTTGCCAATGGTCATATCATAGATGCGCGGCTGACCTGTCCCATTGTGATGGGGCACAGGTTCTGACGTGTTCACCCGAACGAGCTTTTCAGCGCCATCCGGGCCGATGATGCGAATCAAGCGCTCCGAATCCACGATCTGGGGAATCCAAGAGATCAAGATCCTGCCCAGGTGCCGAAGCGAGCGGTTGAAATTGTCCGTGAAATGGAAATTGGATGTCAGCCCCTGCCGTTGGAGGCTCTTGATGGCAATACCTGATTGATTCGCGTTATCCGACAGCCCACGAGAAGGGTCATAGAGACCGGTAACTGCCTTTAGGTCCTCTTCGGTGCCCTGGAGCGCTACAGTAATAGCCTGAATGGCCGGTTCCTGAACATTGCGCGTCGGTGGCGGCATTTGCCGCCCATCTGTATCCCATGCGTTGTAGAAAAGTGCTGAATAATTGGTCGTGTTGGCTGTAGACCAAGTTTTATCGCACGCTGGAAGAGCCCCGAGAGCTACAATCCACGGGGCTCTTGGAGCCAATCCAATAGCCTCCGTCTGTGCAGACTTCCAGACGTGAATCATCCGCTGCACATCCTTCATCCCGCGCACGATACCGAGGTAATCACGCTCGTTGTTGATGATCATTTCTTTGCCGTAGACCGGAACTATTGGGATGTATTTCCCAGGACAGTCACGCCGGTCGAGAATCTGATTGGCACAGACCTTATACCACTTCAGCGTGATCTTGTTGGACTGGCGCTCTTTCAGTATCTTGGTGCCCTTCGGAACCTTATCCTTCGGAACTGACTTGTTACCATCCAGAAGGCATAGCGTGATAGGCATGTGGTCCAACTCGTAATACTCCACGATGCGCAAGGACTTGCCGTCAGCCGAAACCCACCCGGGCGCATCATCTCCCACCGATTTCCAATCGGAAGATGAAGCCTCCGCCAGCATTGCGTCGGGATATTGTTCTTTGAACGTCTCCCGAACGATATCGCCTTCGCAGAATCCCCATTTTGCATCTGATCCGTCTGGTTCTGTGCTCTCTGGATCGATGTAATACATGAACGGGTTAGGAACAGACAGGATCTTTATGTCCTGATCGAATGTGTCTTCGTCGATGTAGTCAGTCCCGAGCCGCATAAACCCGAACCCGCACCGCTTCTGGGCTTCGCTGGCCCGGTCATATGCGTAATCAGCGTTCGATGTGCGCTCGACGTGCCGAATATATCCCTGATAGATATCAGCAATATCCTCGTCTGCACCGTCATTGATTGGGCTGGTTTTGATTGCTGGCCGGTTCTGACGCTCATCGTTCACGAGTTGGTCAATGAACGGATTTGTTCGGTCAATGGTCAAGCATGGGCGACCCTGCTGCTTGCGCTTCGCCTTCTCGGCATCGGGCCATTGGTTCTCGGGGTTGCAGAACTTCAGATCCTCAAGCGCTTTCGTTCGGTAGTCGTTGAAATACTCATACGCGAAGTCCCGCCGCTTGCGGATGCGATCAAGGATGCCCTTGTCCTTGTCCTTGTCTGCAGCGCTCATGCCACCCCCCTGCGCAACTGGGAGACGTGTGGCGGGTTGGATGGGTCTGTGCTGTCCGGCAGGCCGTGTATGACCTTACAGGTCGCCTTCAGCGCCCTGAAGTCTGCTTTGAGGTCGGATGTGATCGCCTTGAGTTCTTCCGTGTCATCTTCAACCCGCTTCACCCGGCCAAGGATCAAATCTCTAACCTCATCCTGGCGCTCACGAGACTCTGCGAAACGACTGTCTAGGCGATCAATCACCCACTTGGCAGCGCTCCAGACGCCTCCGATGAAAGCCATGATGGCTATAGCGAGAGTGATCCATTCGCCTGCTGTCATCGGAATCGCCCCCCGGCGTAACCAACAGCCGCGCCGACCGCGAACCCTTCGCACCGCCCGAGCCATCGAGACTTTTTGATCCCCTCTAACGCGGCCTTGCTGGCCTGCGCCTGGATATCGGCTCTCAGATCTGCCAGCTTCAACGCCTTCCGGAGCCCTACAATCTCGGTCTTCTGCGCCGATACTTGGCCTTCAAGAGCCGTGATCTTCACGTCCTGGGCCTGCGTCAGTTCTCGCAGTAAAACCACTTCGGTATCAGGTCCATCCACCACGGGAGCCACAGGAGGGAGGCTCTGAGTGGTGGACGGACCCGAAGGCTTGATGGATTCCAGCTTCGCCTTGAGGTCTTCAATACGCTTTCCCGCATCCAAAGCCCGGTCTGCCCATGCCTGAGATTGCGCTGATGCTGACTCAGCCTCGGCTTTCGCTGCATCCTCTTTCCCCTTTGCTTCCGCTGCCTGGGTCTGGAGCGCCTGGACCTGAGTCGTAGCCGAGATGACGGAATGTCTGAGTCCTAGCAGGGGGTATCCAATCCCCCCAGCCACGATGAGGACGGCGAGCCCGTAAGCGGCAATCTTCAGAATCATGATTGGCCCCCCTGCGCCTGGCCTGGATCAGCACAATCCACAGACGGCGAGACGGAGCGCGATGCTCCGGGGATGCTCTCAACAGGGGGGATGGGGTCAGCCTGCCGGTGGAAACCGGCGAGGCCAGCCAGGAAACCCAATGATCCAAGCAGAGCGGTCACCGCGCCTGAGCCTAGGTCATGGGTTTCCCAGATGGTGATGGCAGAGGTAGCAGTCAGGGTCAGAGCAATAACGAGGAGGCCCGACGCGCTCTGGTAGAGCACCAGTGCCTTCGGGCTTTCTGGGCTGTCCGATCTGATCAGCCGTTGGAATAGGCCAGAGAGGGTCGAAGGCTTGCACTGTGTCACCTCACCCACGGATCACCCCCTTGGGCGTCCAGTGGCCGTAGAGCGGGTAAACGCGGTGCCCATCCGGGGCATTTCCATCCAGACGCAGCTCGCGGCGGGGAACATTGTCGTGCGCGGGAAGGGCGAGCCCGATGTGAATGCAACCACGCTCGATGATGAGCTGGTCTACGTCCTGCATGTAGGTAGGATGCTCGGCGAGGCGCTCCCAGGCGGGTCGAAGTTCCACCCCCTGCGGGACAAAATCAACAGCCAGCCCCAACAGGTGTGCGCTTGTGGTGCTACCGCCCACGGTCTGATTGAGCGCAGGGCAGCGGTATCCGTAGGATGGACGCAGATCCACGCCAAGGATCTCCTGCGTCTCCTCAAGCTTCTCCGCAACCTTCAGTAGGTTCTCGTCGATCTCTACCGTGGGCACGTTTTTGATGCCGCCATGAGGACCCACACTGCAAAGGGCTTCAAGGGTGAAATGGGGGCTCAATTGCATGAAGCACCCCAGATGCCAGATACGCCACCACTCTGCGAATACATAAGTATGGAAGGGGCTTGTGTCGCCCCTTCCGCCTGGTCCGCCTTTTGACCTTCGTGCGTGAGATCCACGGTGGGGCTCTCCAGCCCCCAAGGTCGTTGCGTTATGGTCTTATCAGCAAAAGACGTTATGCGACATTGCGCCTAATCATGACCTGATCGCGCTGAATCTTTTTGATGTGCTGGATGCTATACCCTGTGCGCTCATGGATCTGCTGAACTGTCATGTGTGCCCGCATTTCGTATATTTCCTGGTGTTGTCTCGATAGCTCGATGTCCCTCATGGCCCGTGCAGCAAGACCATCGGCATCGGCTAGTCCTTCAGCCCTGAAAACGTCTCGGAGGATGGATTCAAGCGCGTGGATCATATCGTGCTCACTTCTTCCTCTTCTGAGGGCCGCTCGAGCTCCGATGAATAGAGCCGTCGCTGGTCTCCCACATAAATATGTAGGACGTAATCCGCTCGGCTTGCGAGGCGATTACCGCGCAGCCGGTGATCAACATCAGCGATAGGGCGGTAACAATCAGGAAAATTAACAACAGGGCATCCTCAACGAGCGCATGGCCAGATCCTTTCTCTGCGATCAAATTAATGGTCATGTCTCATCCCATCCACGAATGCTCTGACGCGCCACCAGCACGGCGCAGGAGCATGGTTTCGATATCGCCTGGATCTTCTTCTGGTTGTGCTGGTACTACATCTAGTGCTGCCATAACAACGGCGTCGCCCTTGTCTGGACTGCGTCCAATACGTTTAGCTAGGTCTTCCTTTGCCTCCACCTGAATGCCGCTGGGGGTCATCCGCCACGTAGGGGCGCAGAGATCAGCCTTTAACTCTGGGTCAAGCGGAAGGCAGACTTGCTCTTCCCCGCTGGCTGGGTCCAGCGATTCTCGAAACAGCCAATAGGATTCAGCGCGGCGGTTCACAAATCTCAGTTGTCCGCTCTTGTCTGTGCGATTGCTCTTGTTCGCCCCGTTGAACGCTCTACACCGGATGTTCCCCGATTCCCTTAGAAAATCATAGGCTGAGGCCCCAACACCAATCACATCCACTGTCACCATGCATTTGTTTTTCGCGTGCAACACCGCCAGGGCAGCAACAGATTGGCCATCCGGGGTCTGTGTGCCCGGAACGGCATGCACGCGAGCAAACCATTTCCCGCGCCTGGGGGCTAAACAGGTCTTGTCTTTGCCCCCCCTGGCCACATCCACGCCAAGCGCATCAACTGGCACCTGTGGCTCAGCACGTGCCTCCCATCTCGCCATTGCTGCGTCAACCCATGCCGATGGTATGACCTGATAGGCGTTATCCTCGCGACCTGCTTTGAAATCACCGTAGAGCATTTTGGAGCGGAGGGGCTCCGGAAGGGCCATAAGTGTTGCTATATACCCGCTCGCCATCAGCGTGGGGTTATCCTGCACCTTCGCCGGGATGAACGTCCTAGATCGTGGATAGACAGTCTCGCCATCTATTTCGATTGGGTCCGGACTAGGACATTCGACATCCTTCCCGCCTATGGTCGTGAACCATCGCAGCTCTCCAGGCCTGGCCGGGTTGGGATGGTTGTCGTCCAGCCATGGAGCCCAGAAACGGATGACCCATTCCCCCTCGGCATCAGTGGGGGGGTTGCCAGTGCAGACCACGCGGCACCGCTGTCCAGGTATGGTTGAGCGGTTCCAGCCGATGATGAACCGGAATTGCTTCTCTGAAAACTCGGGAATTTCATCAAACCCATAGTAATCATGTGGGTTGCCCTGGAAGTCGGTTACATCCTGCTCGTATTGCACCGAAGCGAATCGGACAGACCGTCCATCCCCGAAATGCCATCGCTTTTCGCCGCTCCGGTAGTCGTCCAGCGTCCCATCGCATTGCGAGTAAATCTGTTTGGATCGGTCGATTATGGCCGTCAAGCTCGGATAGACACGCCTCAGGATCAGGCTCGTGTTGTGCTGATAGCGTGGGAGACCTAGGAGCAGATCCGTTTTACCTCCGCCGGCGGCGCCGCCATAAAACAGGATGTCCGCCTGAGAGTCCATCGCCCACTGCTGCGGTCCGGTGAACGGCTTCCACCGGGCCTTACGCCGCTCCATCTCTGTTACCAGGTCTATCAGGTCTGTCATGCCCCCTCCAACAGTGCCTTGGCCCTTGCCCTTAGCTCCGCATCTGACAGCCGCCGAAGATCAACCGCGTTGCTCTCTTGCTGTGCAGGGTGGACCTTGGCTGTAATCAGAGCCGTGGCCGGCTGTAGCGATCGAGCCGCCGTGTCTGCTAGTGCAGCGATGGGGCGCAGATCGTCAGGGTATACGTCCTTCGGCAGGTTCCTGGCCATGCCTAGACTCCGCTCCTGGAGGATGGCGGATACCTCAGCGCCAGCAGCAGCGCTCCGTGCGTAGTTAGCCTGGATCCCCTTGAGCTGGTCTGCCAAAGTCCTTGCGCAAGCCTGTTGCGAAACGGGTAGATTTTCAAAGGCCGTTTCTGCGTCGGCTACTTGATGCGCAACGGATTCGATGAGTTTCGCATGTTGCGTTACTCTCCTGGTTATCTGTGCGGGATCGACGTTGTAATCTCTTGCGAGATCGGACCCCTTTTCACCAGCGATTTTACGCCGGATAACCTCTGCCCATTGCGGATCTGAGAGTTTCGATGGTCGCCCCATCACTCCTGCCCCTTGTAGTCGCGCATTAGCTCACCCCAGGGTCGCGGGGGATGCCGTTGGGCCTTACGGAGCATCCTGGATACTGGACGCGAGGCATGGGCGCTTGGCATGTGCCGCAGAGATGGACAGGCGGAGCGGTGACGGGCTCTATACGCTCGTCCTGATATCCGCAGAGTGGGCACCTGTAGAGGTAGATAGGCATTATGCTGCCTCCCTGAAGTGGGTGAGTTTTGGGGCCTCAAAAAAAACCTACTGGCGAGGCAGAGGGGACGGTATACATTCCCGTTCGAGCAGATCTGCCATTGGTGGACTGCGGGCTGGCCATCGGAAGCACTTGAGGGCGGATGCCGGCGACCGTGTAGGGGGTCTTCTGGGGGCTCATGACGCCTCCTCAAAAAACGTCTGCAAAAACTGAATAGCGATTCCTGAGCGTATTTGGTCACCAGTTACGTGGAGCACCTTCCACCCTGCCAACGTAGCGAGGTTGCCTTTTTCGCAGTCCCTAGCTATGCCAGAGCCCGAGGAATGGCCTCCATTGATCCAGGTTCCTCCCTGCACCTCAACCAAGAGCCTAAATTCTGGCCACGCGAAATCGAATCTGAATTTCCTACCAGGTATTGCTCGGCAGAATTCCCGCTCTGGCTCTGGGAGCTTGGCCCATTTGATCTGCATGGCGAGAGCGTTTTCGAGGTCACTCATGCGCCATCCTCCCGTCCGTATGCTCGCGCGTCGTGAACTCAACTAGGAATTTTTCAGCAGCGAAAAAATATTTCCGATTCCCCCTTGACGTATCGGACAGCCTGCCCGATACTATCTTCATGGGGAACGAACCCCGCAACCACAGGGAGCCACGATGCGCGTCATCCTTTTCCACAATCACTTCGACGTTGAGCACCTGGATGAGGTCAAGGCTGAGATGAATACCCTGGGAGCCCCCACGATCAAGGCTGTGTGGATGGATTGCTGGGATTCCTGGGTTGCGCTTGAGGGTTGCCACCGCCTGCGGGCCGCCCACGCTCTCGGTATTACACCTGAGATTGAGGCCGTTGAATACAGCACCGAAACGATGTTGAGTGACCTGGGTATCGATGCTGAGGATGACTACAGCATTGAGCAGGTTTGTGACGGTGCCCACCGCTGTGAGACCCTGACGTTTGAGGTTGAGTAGTGGGCCGCCCAACCACTCTCCCCGCCCCGTGGTCCCTCCTGGCTGAGAAGTTGGGAGGGGTCCAGGCCCTGGCCGATGTCCTCCTGTGCGACGTGAGGACCGTGCGGCGGTGGGCCAACGGTGAGACCCAACCCGACCGCAGAGCCCTCGAATGGATCCATGCGGCGTTTCGTCAGGCCGGTTTGACGCCCCCGTGATGGGGGCTTTTTTTGTCTCGCTCATGATGCCGCCTGCCAGCCGGTGGGCTCCATATCCTTGGAATACTTGCGGATGTAACCGATGCACTCTTCCTTCGCGCGGGGAGGGAGTTCCATGCCGCGGTCCCCGGTCTCTGCCAGGAGGTAGGTCAGGAGTCGGGCGAACTTCCGCTTCCCCAAGTTGTGGGTCCTGGTTGCCAGGGGCATCAACTGCCCGCGGGGCGTCAGCACGAACTGGGCCGCCTCGCCCTCCTCCTGCTGGAAATCTGCCAGGTGGATGGACTTCCATCCGTCTGCCGTGATTGGGATCATCTGGCCGTTCACGCATGCGGACTGGTTCTTGGCCCACAGGGTGAGGATCGGCCACATGAGCCGGTTCTGCTCGATGGTGCGGGTCTCTTCCTTGAGCTCCACCACCACGCCATCGGGGAGTTGTTTGATGGCCTCCCAGCAGTTCCGGCGAGATGGGTTGTCCTCAAGGGGCTGGAGAACGTAGGTGAGTGGGAGGTCTTCGAGGGTGATCATGCTGCACCCCCTGACCTACTAGGTTCCAACTTAGTTCTTTCCTTGGTAGGGAGAACATAAGCATAAGCATAAGCATAAGCAGGGAAGGGTAGTGCAACGTTACACGCAACACCCACACGGTTGCGCAACTGTTGCGGTATGTTGCGCAACATCATGACGCCCTCCGCTTTCGGTAGTTGCGGAAATACTCGGCACGGCTTCCGTCTTTCGTCTGCCCTTGGTTGCGATAGAGGCTGTAGTTGACAACGAACCAACCGCCAGGCTCCTGGAGAAGCCGCCGGCCTTCGTGGTCCTCGGTCCGGCTGTAGGGATCTGGTGCCAGCAACTTTTCGAGGCTGGAACCAGCCTCTGGGATCGTACAACCCAACATCCGAGCCAGACCCGGGACAGATCCATCCACGTGCCCGCGAGCGTCAGCATTCGCGAGCATCCCTATCCAGAGCTTGAATGTTCGGTCGTCCTCGCACCAGATGGAACTGGTGGTGATCGATGATGAGAGTTTCGCGTATCCGCCGGCCATTAAGCCACCTCCTGGTGCTGCGTCATGCAATCGGCCCAGTCGGTGCCCACCGTTCCAGGGATCTGAACCTCGACTTCGAGCCCAGAAATGCGCAATCGTTTCGCTAATGCGAAGGCCGCAGCTTGGCCGGTATAGTTATCGTCGTTGTCGCCGAACACAACTACGCTCTTCACCCCCTCGGGTGGTTCCCAGGCGATGAGCCCGTTGGCGCAGATGGCCGACCAGACCGGCAGGCCGAAAATCTTCGAGGCACACGCCGCCGTCTCGATGCCCTCCGCGATGCCCAGGCGTTCCAGGACGGGTCCGAGCCTGACGGCGCCCACATCACCATAGGACATGCGAACCGGATCAACCTGGGCCTTCTGGCCGTTCGCGTCTAGGTATGTGCGATGGATGCCGGAGTACCGTTTGCCATCCCAGCCCATCATGGCGAGCATGGCCGGGTGAAGGCCCCCATCCACGGAATGCTTGAGCGCAGGGTGGAACCGAATATCCTGCCGTACGCCGGACGGGTCCCCGCATCGCCGCTCCAGGTAGAGCCATACCGGATCTCCAGGAGTGACGGGCATGCTTTCCTTCCAGAGCTTCTTCATGTAGGCCCGCTTGTCCTCTTCGGTGCGTTCTGGCTTCTTCTCGGTAGTTTCGGGGATAGTGCCGACGATCTTGTCTACCTCGGCGGCGGCACGCTTGAAGTCCCAGCCGTGGAACTTCTGGAGCAGCACGAAGCCGTCTCCGGACCCGCAATGTGAGCAGAAGAAGTTTCCATTCAGCTTGTCATCGAACCTCCACCGGTCCTTCCCACCGTTGCAAATTGGGCACGGGCCGTGGACATTACGGAGGAATTTTGAATCAATCCCGAGGGCGGAAAGGACGCCTGTCCAGCGGCCCCGGGCGGCGTTAGCGGTATCCATCGTGTTCATGCCACCCTCCGCTTGCTGAAGGCGATGTAGAGGGATCGGATCTTCCCGGACGTCGCGGCGGTAGGCTCCATGTGCGGCGCCGTCTCGACTTGGAATTCACGGGGCGGCCAGTGGCCTACGATGTCCTTGTAGAGATGGGCCGCCCTGCCCTGTTGTTTTTCGGGTGAGCTGTGCGTCTTCGAGTAGGTGGCGATCTGTGCCCAGAGTTCCGCGTGATCGTGGGCCAGCACCTTTTTCCCGATGCGGATTTCCTGCATCTCGCCGGGCCGTCCTTCCACCAAGGATTTCCGCTCAACCTCGAATCCGCACTGGACGCACTTTCGGCCAAAGGGCGTATGCCCGCACTTGGGGCATGCCCTGGGTTCTTCGTCCTTGTCTTTCCGGATGGTCCTGTCGAGCTTCTCTCCCTCGTCCAGGCGGCCTACGCCTTCGTGGTACACGCGCTCGAAGTCATCCCAGAAGCGGATGATGTTCCCGCTGAAATCAAGGAGCAGGCAGTCTTTTTTGCCAGTCTCGGGGCTGGATCTCAGACCACGCCCCCACATCTGGATAGCGGTGGAAAGGCTCTTCCGGAGCGGGCGACAGTCGCAGACACAGCCCACATCCTTCTGATCGAATCCCTTAGCCAGGGCCTCCACTGAGATCAGGACGCGGATCAACCCAAAGGCAAAATCGCCCGTGATGCGCACGCGCACATCGTCAGGGGTATCAGAACAGAACACCGCCACAGGGATACCAGCATCGTTGAACTGCTTGGCCAGTTCCTCGCAATAGGCGATGGTGGGGCCAAAGATGATGGTTTTCCGGTCGCTGGCCAGCCGATTCCACTCGGAAAGCACGTCGCCAATGATGGCCATCTCAGCCGTTGCCGCCGATTCGTCAGACCATTCATCGCCGGGCTTGGCCACGGCAGCGCTCATGTCGGGCTTCCGGCATGAGAAAACACGCATGGGCACCAGCGTGCCTTCATTGGTGAGTTCCGCCATGGTCGCAGCATTGATGAGTTTGGTGAAGATTTTCCCGAGCCCTTTGCTGAATGGGGTAGCCGTCAATCCGATGACAAAGGCTTTGCATTCGTCGGACTGAACGTAATCCACCCACGTTTTATACATGGTGTGGGCCTCGTCGACGATCAGCACATCAGAGCTGGGCCACCCGCGCCGCATGAGCGTCTGGCAGCTCGCAATCTGGAATGGCCGCGTCAGATCCAGCATCGGGTTATCGGCTTGAATGATCCCGTGATGGCCCAGGCCAAGGTCAAGCGCTACGTTGGATGTCTGCGAGATGAGCGTCTTCCGATCAGCTAGGAACATGGCCCGGTTACCCTTGCCAACGGTCTCCCGGATCGTGTTCAGCGCCTGGATTGTCTTCCCTGCGCCGGTCGGGGCGCTTACAAGGATTCGTCGGTGCCCTTCACGCGCCGCTTTCCGAATGGCCTCATGCGTCGAAATCTGGAAGGGGCGAAGAGGGGGGAATTCTCCCCCGAAAAGGCTGCTCATGCGGCCCTCCCGGCGAGATCCTTTTTCAGCCTTTCAATCTTCCGCAGCGCCGATTTCAGCCGCCCCTTGAGATCGCTGTTTTCATTCATCAACCCGTTATTTCGTGACTGCACGATCCTGGCCTGCTCCTGGGCGCGTTTGATTTCCTTGTTGAATTGCGTGAGTAGGTCTTCGGCATCGAGGACGCGGCTGGCAGCCTCCAGCTCCTCTTGGAGCCCCGTCATCAGCGCCACCAACTCAGAGTTCTGTCCTTCGAGTTCCGCCACCCGGGTGCGGAGTGCTTCACATTCGCAACCGGTGGCGGGCGATGGCTTTGGTGCTGGTGCGGGCTTCGGTGACTCCAGCGCGGCCTTGCGCTCCGGTTCTGGAAGCCGGGAAATCTTTGAAGCCTCATCGAGACCAATTCGCTTTTCGGCCAGAGCTTGATTCAGTTCAGGGTCATTCGCCCTCGCCACCTGAGCGGCCTTGACTGCTACGCCCTTACTAACTTCTAGGTCTTTTTGGATTTCGCGGACAGTCGGATTAGTTGACTCTTTTGGTTGGTCATTATTGACCATATGATCATCTGCAGATTTAATCATCTGCATCTTCAGCAGCATCACGGCCACGCGCTCGGCAGGGCTCATGTGTCGGCGCAGCATGTTGCTGCCCTTGACGAATTCCCAGGGATCGACGCCGGGGGCCAGCTTGATCGTGACGGGCTTGGTCTTGGCCAATCGGCAGGCCTGGTATCGGTTCCAGCCGTCCAGGATCTGCCCGTCCAGTAGGGTGATTGGGCTGAACTGGCCGTTGGCCTTGATGTCATCGGCCATGGCCTGGAGGTCTTCTCCGGTCAGGTCATAGCGGGAGAAAAGCGCTGAGAGGGGATGCCGTTTCATTTACGCCCCCCCTGCCCCTTATGGAGCCGCGCCATCCGTGCCTTTTCGCTGTTGTCCTCGCAGAGCAGCAGGCCGGAAAAGAGAAACGCGAGGATGATTAGGCCGGTCATCGGGCACCGTCCATCCAAGCCAGGAGCCAGGAGAGGGAGAAGCCGAAGAGGGCAGACGCCAGCATCAGAGCGATGATCTTTTTCATGGATGATCCAAACGAGAAATCAGGCCCTCGACGGTATGCCGGAGGGCCTGGAGATTTTTGAGGGGATCGCGCCCGCTGAGAATTTCGCTGGTGGCAGATCCGGCGAGCCCCGCCAGGCGGGCGGCGAGGATGGGGATTTCATCGGTGGGGATGGGGCTCTGGGCCGCCCCGTCCCCGCATTGCGCGTTGAGCCACTTGAGCAAGCCAGGCCCCAGAGTCGCCGTGAGGGCAGGCAGCGACGACATAGGGGGTTCGTCCGGGCACGAATCCGAAAGGATCCGGCTCATTTTCGGCTCATCCCAGCCGATTTCATCAGCAAGCGCCTTCCGTGGAACGCCGATGGAATGGATCTCTAGAGATAGAGTTCTCTTGAGTCGGCGGCGGAAGAAGCCTACAAAACTTGGCACCCGGTGACGGGTGCTGGAGAGGTCGTGGCACTTGACCGGGGGAAGGGATGAGACGGGCATCAGGCGGCTGAATCGAAATCGATTTTTTCAATGCGGTCTGGGACGGGATCCCATTTCATGAGCCATCTAGTGCTGATACGTCCAGCCGTTGCCTTTTCGATGGCGATGGCGGTTTCAGGTCCACATTGCTGCAAATGCAGCGCCCGACCAATCGTGACCTTAGATATTCCGGTCTTTTTGGCCAGTTTGGCGGATGTTCCGCGAGGAAGTAGGGCGAAGAGATCCATAGCAATAAAGGTAACTCCTGGGGTAATCATGTCAACCCCACATAATCTAAAAAAATCCTCGAATGGTCAGATGGTCGACATCGACTAACTTATTTCATCTCATGCCTTTTTGCCCTAGCTCCGGCTGGGGCAATTTTTTTAATCTACCCCCTTGCTTTTTGTTACTGCCGGAGTAACCTGTATCTGTCAGCCACCCCGGAGCCCCCCCATGACCACCAACCCCTGGACAGACGCAGAGCTGGAATCAGCCAAGCGCAGACATCCAGATCGGTCGTTGAATGAGCTGTGCTCCACCATCGCTGACCTGGCGAGGAGCCTTCCGCAGTCGGAAATCCTCCAGGAATGCTGCGGCACCGTTTTCGAGCGTTGAGGCGCTCGGAGTAGGTCTTTGACATTTGAATGAACTCCACACGGGGGAGGCGAACCCAGCTGGAGCGAGTCCAGCGAACCACCGGGGAGAGCCCGGACGGAGCCGGTGAGGCTCCGAGACATGCAGATGGCCACGCCACCAAGGCAACGATGGCAAGTCCAAGCCGAAAGGAGGGGAAACCCGCCAACTGCATGCCTCGCAACCTCACCCGCAGGGAGAAAATCATGAGCGAAGACGCAACCGAAATCTGCGAACACGGATTCGAGATCTGCGACAAATGCGCAGAGATTCAGATCGACGAAGGCAACCGGCACTACTACGCAGAGCAGAAGCTGAAAGAGCGCATCAAGGAACTCGAGCGGCAGATCGAGGAACTTACGAAACCCATTCCTGACCTTTTTGAGTCGATGCGGCTCGAACAAACTTCCTTCCCTGCTCTCAGACATATAGCCTAAAACCATGCCCCGCATAACCCCGCTGTAGCACTCACACGGCGCGGGGCACCAAATCAAGGTCACCCGCAGGCCTCTGCTATGCATGCTCAACACGCGACCTGAATTAACAGGTATCGCCATCTGGACGCAGATGGCATGGGTATCAAATAAACCGCTCCCCGGGCAGGGGTGAGCGATAGCTCTATCCAAAACCACATGGAGACACATCAAATGTGCCAATTCCTTTCCGCCATCGTCACCATAGCCAAACATCCAAAGGTGCTCTGCCGCGATCTCACTAGCCACGACCGAACTATTGACTTGCTCAGCCGCAAGCCCGAAACCTACCGTGAGTTTGAATGGACCCGAGAGGATATCGGAGCGTCGCTTGATGTCCGTGTTCTCTCTGGTGAGGATGTCACCATCTTCAAATCCGCAATCCTGGCCAAATATCCTCGTCGTATCGATTGCATCAATGAGTGCATCCGGCAGATGGTTGAAGATGGCAGACCACTGAATTACGACCTCAGCTCGCTCACCAGTGCCGAGGGA